TAAAGAAATCGTGACTTGCGTCAAAAGTATATGAAGAAGTCACAAGAGCAACTTTTAATGTGTCGCTTGTTACATCTATCGTGCCTTTTTGCAAGTCGTTTTTGTATGAATTGTAAATTGTGTGTGTTACTGCCATGATTGTTATTTATTATCTTCTACTGCTGGTCGCATTCGTCTTTTAATGTCTTTATTTCTTTTTCCGTAAGCCGTTCTCATTTGCTCCTCAAACCTTTCTATATCCTCCCACAACCTCTTTGTGTTTGGTAGGTTATGGTTTCGTGCGTATTTATAACTAGGTACAAGAGCAAGATATTCGTGATATAAGCCAAGAATACCAGGTTTTTTAGTTGTATCCGTTGTTGAAAAGTATGACCCCTCCCTGCTAATTAACATTTTAATACCATCTGTTTTGCTGTATGACGGTATTTTATCCAAGTAAATAGCATTTCCAGTCTTGTCGTATCGTGTAACTGTCCCAGTTTCGTCTTGTCCATCAACGAAACTGTCAACATTTACCCTGCTGTTTTTACTCATTTGCTGGTCTACTGGGTCTATCTCCTGATATACCCCGTCCTCGTCCATTACCAATACTTTAAATATTTCTAATATCAAGTTGTCTGAACCGTCTTTTGTAAACGAATATGCTCTTTGTCCACTAACTAAATCTGTTGTGATGAACGGTGAATCTGTGTGATTGGAGTCGTCAAATTGCCAAGTTCCGTCTGATTTAAATATTATTGATAATGCCCTGTCTAATGCTAAGTTTACCTCTGCTGTAAACTTTGCCAATAAAACAGAATTACCAGATATATCACCATCGTTGAAACCACAGTTACTTTCAATTTGCTGTATTATTCCTCCCTTTGTTGTTGTGTTTGAAAATTGTAATGACATTGTTTTTTTCTTAATTTATAAGGAGGGGGTATATACATTATACCACCTCCCCAGAAATTAAAGCGATTGAAGCTTTTTCTCAAATTGCTCTTTCTTTAATTCATATTTCTTTGGATTTTGTTTTTTATATGAATCAATCAGTTTTTGAAAAGCAACTTTCTCTGGAGAATTAGTTGTTTTCTTAACTGCTTTTTTTGTTTGTTTAGTTTTGTTCTTCATATCGTGCTTTCCCTATCGGGGGATGTGCAAGACATAGAAATCGGTGGAAAAAACTACATCCTGCACACCCCCAAATAGGGGGTTAAAGATTATGCTGATACATCAATATCAACTACTAAATCTGTTTTTGGTGCCCAAAGTTTGAAACCGATGTAACCAAAAGTAACAACTTCTTTTCCAGTTTTTCCAGTTACACCCTTTTCTTCAATTTGAACTCCTCGTGGTGCTGCATAAGTTGCAACATTCTTAACACCGAATACTCTGTGTTTTGCGTTTGTCCAAGTTTTTGTTCCCCAAGTTGCGTCAACGAATGTTCCGGTTCTAACAACATAGATGTCTACACCCATGTAAGAATCCATAAATCCGTTCTTCAATGCTGAATCTGCAAAAGAGAATCCATTTGAAGCTTGTGCTTGGATAAATCCTGAAACATCAGTATTTTCAATAACCAAGAATAGACCCCTGTATGCCTCTGCATATCCTGCGACTTTTGCAACTAAGTCTCCCATGATTTTGTTGATATTTCCTGCCGTTTCAAAACCTCCTGCTGCTGCTGTATATGAACCAGTTGCGTCTTCGCAAAGACTATTCAAGACGAATGCGTCAATTTTTGTTTTAACAGCATTGTTTTGCTCGTCTACCCGTGAAGCAAACAAGTCAAATCGTGATAATACTTCCTCAAAATTGTAGATGTGTTCTGAAACAATAAACTCATCTGCAACAGTTAGGGTATCATCTGTTGTTGAGTAGTCTGCTGGTGTATATGTTCCTGCTAATGCCTGAACGGTTACTGTTGGTTGTGAACCATAAGGTGAAGAAATGGTTTTTACATCACTTCTATCAACCTCACAAATTGCTTCTGCAACCAATGCTTTTCTTAATAAAGTTTCCAAAGATGCTTTTCGGTATTTATCCCTATACACCTTTGATGCTATTGTATTTGCCATTTATAAAGTGAGTTAATCTTATAACCCACCGTTTTTTTATTTTAATCGTGCGTCAACAAGTCTTTGAATATCATTGTCATTTTCTGGCAATTCACCTTTTTGTGCGTTCTTCAAAAGTGTTTCTTCCGAAACTTCTCTTGCACCTCCCCTTGCCCTTTTGGTGTTAGTGGCTTGTGCCGTTTGTCGATATTCTTCATTTGCCGACAACATCGTTTTTATTGTTGGTGTTTTAAGTGCTTCCTTTACAGAAATGCCTTTAAAACGAGCAAAATCTACAACTTCTCTTATATCGTCCTCGTGAACTTTGTTTGTAACAAGAGCGTATAAGTCTGTTGTTGAAAGATTGTCTGTGTCTTTCACTGTATCTTTCTTGCTTTTGATTTTTGCCTTTTGAATTTTTAAAGTTTTATTTTCCTTTCTCAGTTTTTCCAATTCCTGTTTTAACTTTTCTTCTTCCTCATCATTCTCTTCTTCTTCCTCATCATCTAATTCGTCTAAGACGATTTCATCTTCAAGCGTTTCGTTTTCCAATGTTTTCTCGTCTTGATTTTCAATTTCGTCTTTTAATTCTTCATCGTTTTTAGTGTCGATGTCCACTGCTTCTTTTTTACTCATGTTTAGTCATGTTAATTCATTTTTTAAAGTCATTTTGTCGACTATGTCTAATAATTATATTATACCATATTATTTGTTACTATTCTTTTCCAATCGTTCTTTCGTCTCCTCAACCGTTTCTTCACTACTTCCTGCAAGTATCTTTAATTGTCCAATATGAAACTCAGAATGTGATATTAAGGCGTTTCTAGCCATAAACTCAACATAAAGACCCTCATCATCACTGTTAAAGTCTGGTGCGTAATCAATGATTTTTATGCTACCCTCCGGTGTTGGGTTAACAAACCTATCAACACCAGCATTTAACATTTCAAGCAACCTTTCCCTTACCTTTAATGCCAATCGTGTTTCGGCTGGTGTTTTTGCACTATTATCAACGGTAAGCCATAAGTCAATTACCTGATTTATTGGAGCGTCGATGTCCAGTTTTGGTGTGAAAGTTTTGGTAATTATATCTCGCATATGTGTTTGATTTGCAAGTTTTTTTACCGTCTCCACTTCATCATCCGTGAGTTTGTTTTGTAAAAATATCTTTCTCAGGAGAAACAAGTTACTGTTTCCGTCTGAAAAAGAACTCTTAATAACAGACATTTCTTTGTCCGAATATCTTAATTGTTTTTGTTCCGACATATTTTTTTAATTATTCCCTCCGATTTTTAAGGTGTGTTCTGAGGGATTGGTATTTGCATTTGTTGTGGATTTGTTTGTTGTGGTACTGGTGTTGTTTCGCTTAATTCTAGTGGTGATACTGCTCCTGTCATATTTAGTATCTTGTTAAATAATAGTTTTGCATTTTTGTCTTGAAGTATCATTGGATTTCCGGCTATTGTTTGCAACACGGTTGTTAGTGTTGTTAGGTTTGCCTGCGTATCTTTTGCCTCACCAGTAACATCTACTTCTATCTCCCATTCCATGTCTTTAAAGTATTCATTCCAGTCTAGGTTTGTTATGTCATCTGGTACAAACGACCTGCGATTTCCGAGTTTTGATAATTCTTGTTTTATGTCGCCGGCATATTTTTCTGTTCCGACTTCTAGTGGTACTTCTCCCTTTAATAATGCGTCTTTTATGTCTTCTTTTGCTCGCTTATCTGCCTCAACACTAATATATCTTGCGTCGATCACTTCTATTTCATTATCTTTAAGTGTGGCTAGTATTTCCTCGTGGTTATTGATTAGTTTCTTTTTGATATATGGGAGTATAAACCTGTGCATCATGTCTATAATGTGTAAACCTTTGTTTTCTGTCATCACTTCAAACAATGAGTGTGATTCTCTTAGAATTGCCTCTGTTTGTCTCCAAGCCGTACCAGATTTTGGAGTTTCCCCAAGCATCGCCTCTGAAATGCCAGTTATTTCGTTCCCTAATGCTTTCCATTGCTCACCAAATGATTGAAGTGTGCCGATGTCGTGAGAACTGTTATTTAATTGGTTCAACGGCTTATTTGGTGCGTGTGTTAATATGTCCCCACTTTGTATTTCTTCTAAAACATTTTGTCCAACAAAATTAGGGTCTGCCGTTTGATATATCATTTTGGAAGCCAAATCTAAATGGTCTTTTATTTGCTTTGCCGTGTGGTTTTGCATCCATTGTGCCTCAAACAAATGTTCCACTGCTCCAATAGACTTAGAACGACCGTCCTCTTCAATTAGGTGAGTTATCATATATGGGTGTTCCTTTTCTCTACCTTTCACGAGTGTAAAATCTTCATATTCTCCACCTTTCCCCTCAACAAAAGAGATTACATGCATTTGTTGTGTGTATTCTTCATCATCTTTTTCTTTACCAGTTATGTATGATAGGGGTAATTCTCCGTGTATTTCGTATAATTTTATATAGTTTTCACTGGTGTTTTGTGAGTTCCCAGTATTCGTTTCTCTGGATTTAACAGTTTTTATCAAATTTGAAACTATTTCTTGGTCGTATGCTTTTTCTCGCCTTAATTGTGCTGGTGTTAATTGTAATATCTCTATAACTGGATTATTATCAAAATCTATTGGGTCAATTATCAAAGATTGCCAAGAAATAACATTTGCATGCAACTGTCCGTCCTTTTCTACAAACTTTACTACCACTGAGCCGTCTC